ATACCAGTCTCAGATCCCAATGCCGCTACGATGTCCCAAAGAATCATGCAGTATCAAGCTGCACTGCAATTGGCGCAGCAAGCGCCTCAGCTATATGACATGGGTAAACTCCACAGGCAAATGCTTGAGGTTCTTGGCATTCAAGATGCTGATGATCTCATCAAACTTCCTGATGATATCAAACCTGCCGATCCTGTAACTGAGAACATGATGATCTTGAAACAGGAGCCAGTAAAAGCGTTTAAGTATCAGGATCATGAGGCACATCTAGCAGTTCACATGGCTGCTGCTCAAGATCCCAAACTGGCCCAGATGATAGGACAGTCTCCATTTGCTCAAGTAATACAGCAAGCAATGTCTGCTCACATTACAGAGCATGTTGCATTCCAGTATCGCAGGGAAATGGAAAAGATGCTTGGCGTTGAATTGCCAAGTGAAGATCAAAACCTTCCTGAAGATGTAGAGGTTGAAATCTCTAGGCTTGCCAAGGATGCAGCAGAAAAGCTTCTCAAGAAAGATCAAGCTGAAGCTGCCCAAGAACAAGCACAACAGCAACAGCAAGATCCTATTGTTCAAATGCAGCAGCAAGAACTGCAACTAAAGACACAAGAGCTTCAACATAAGATGCAACTAGATACAGCTAAACTTCAGCTTGAGGCTGAAAAGATTAAAGCAACGAATCAAAGAGAAGGTGCCAAGCTGGGGGTTAAGCTGGCTACCGATCTTGATAACTCTCAGCGAGCAGACCAGCAAGCTGGGGCTAAACTTGGTGTGGAATTAGCAAAGGAGCTAGGTAAGGGAGATGGATGATACAGTTATTGCGCTCATGCAGCGTAGTATCTCTGAGTATAAAGTTGAAATAGAACAGTTCTTGGCAGGGGGCCAAGCGCAAACTATGGATGACTACAGCAGACTTGTTGGGAGATATGAAGCTTTAAAGCTACTAGAGTCTGATTTACAAGAAATAGAAAAAAGATTTGTTGAACAATAAGTTCAATTGAACTATTTCTACATATGGGGGCTTCGTGGGGTAATCCACGCACGGTTTCTGTGAACCTAATCACTGCAAGGTATATAAAATGTATGCAGACACTAAAATAACTGAGGAAAAAGTAGCGACTCAGTTACCTGAACCTAAAGGCTACAAGGTTCTTATTAGCACCGTTGAGGTTAATGAGAAGACTGAGGGTGGCGTCTATATGCCAGATGGCCTCAGACAAGCAGAAGAAACAGCATCTATTATTGGTTTTGTTATAAAGACTGGGCCAGATGCATATTCTGATAAGGAAAGATTCCCAAATGGAGCCTACTGTAAAGAGGGTGACTTTGTAATCTTTAGATCCTATTCAGGAACCAGATTCAAAATACATGGCAAAGAGTTTCGATTAGTGAACGATGACACTGTTGAAGCTGTTGTTGACGATCCAAGGGGGTACACACGGGCATGAGTAACTTAGCTTCAGAACCTGAAATGATGGAAGATGTTGTAAACGAATCACCTGATACACAAGATGTTGTGTCTGATGATAAGTTTGAGATTGAAATTGTAGACGATACTCCAGAAGAGGATCGTGGTAGGCCTCGTAAAGCTGAAGATGCTGCTCCTGAAACCTTCGATGATGATGAGCTAGATAAGTATTCTGAGGGCGTTCAAAAGCGTTTCAAGAAAATGACCTATGAGGCCAATGAGCAACGTAGGAATAAAGAAGAAGCTATTAGACTTCGTGAAGAAGCTCTGAAGTATGCTGAGTCTATTAAGGCTGAGAATGAACGCCTTAGAAAAACTCTTGAGCAAGGCGAGGAAACTCTTGTTTCTCAAGCTAAAGGTAGAGTTCAGGCTGAGTTGGACAGAGCAAAAGTAGCATATAAAGAAGCTATTGATGCTGGAGATTCTGATTTAATTCTTGAGGCCAATGATAAGGTTACTTCTTTGAGAATAGAGGCTGACAAGATAGCCAACTATAAACCTCAAAAGAGACCTGCGCCTCAACCTCAGCCTCAATATCAACAACAGGCACCTGTGAAGCCACAAGTTGACCCACGCGCTTTAGAGTGGGGTAAGAAAAATACTTGGTTTGAGAATCCTGAAACTCCTGAAATGACAGGCTATGCATATGGTGTGCATCAAAAGCTTGTACAATCAGGGATTGATCCAAATACAGATCAGTATTATACAGAAATTGACAAGGCCATGAGACAGGTCTTTCCAGATAAGTTTGACGATGGGCAAGTAGAGGTACAAGCACCCCAACGTCAAGGTGGCCCCGTGGTTGCTGCACCGTCGAGAACGACGAAAAAATCACGCACAGTGCGACTTACCTCAACGCAAGCCTCTCTCGCCAAGCGGCTTGGACTCTCAAATGAGCAATATGCGGCGCAATTAATGAAGGATCAATCCAAATGACGAACAGATCTCCACGCACAACAGAGACCCGCGATGCGGTCAAACGTAAAGCGTCATGGACTAGACCGACAATGTTACCTTCCCCAGAGCCACGCGATGGTATTACCTTCCGCTGGATCCGCACATCTACATTGGGAAATACGGATAACACTAATGTCTCTTCCAGATTTCGTGAGGGATGGACGCCAGTTCGTAAAGAGGATCATCCAGACCTTCACATTGTGTCTGATATAGATTCAAGATTCCAAGACGGTATTGAGGTAGGGGGTTTACTGTTATGTCAACTTGCTACTGAACAGGTCGAGGCTAGGGTTGAAGCTCAGCTACAGGCGGCTCAAAGCCAAATGGATGCTGTCGATAACTCGTATCTAAAACAATCAGACCCTCGTATGCCCGTTCTAAATCCAGAGCGGAGTACACGATCTTCATTTGGCAAGTAACCCCTTTGGGGAGCTTGTCGTAACTTAAACTCTAGGAGTATGAGAAAATGGCTACTACAGCAGCTCCCTACGGCTTAAAACCTGTGCGTCGCGCAGACGGAATGCCGTATGCTGGTGCGACTAATCAGTATCTCATTGACCCCGCTGGAGAAGCAACAAACCTGTTTTACGGGCAAGTTGTTATCATTGGGGCTGATGGTTACATCGCACTCGCAACTGGTTCAGGTTCAGACCTGACATCTAACAGCATCTCAGGAACAACAGGCGTTGGTGGTATCGGCGTTTTTGTTGGTTGTGAGTATGTAAATTCTTCAGGCCAACGTGTTCAAGCACAGTATTATCCATCTGGTACAAACAGTGATAGCACTGCGATCAAGGCATATGTTGTTGACGATCCAAACGTACTATTCCAAGCTCAGCTTGATGGTGCAGGAGCGCAAACAATCATTGGCAGCAATACATTCTTTGCAGCAGCACAGTCTACCTCAACTGGTAACACCACGACAGGTAACTCTACATCTGCATTGGACGCTACGGTCAAGACTGCCGCAGCGGCGTTCCGTATTGTTTCACATGTGTCAGATGCTGCTGATGCGTTCCCAGATGTACTTGTAAAGTTCAATCCGGGCGCTCACCAGATGACCAATAACGTAGGCTTATAAGGAGGTTAAATCATGGCTATTTCACGCGCCCAGCTCCTTAAAGAGCTATTACCGGGTCTGAATGCATTGTTTGGTTTAGAGTACGGCAAGTACGAAGACGAACATGCTGAGATCTATGAAACTGAAACTTCAGAGCGTAGCTTTGAAGAGGAAGTTAAATTGAGCGGATTTGGAGCCGCCCCTGTGAAAGCAGAAGGTGCTTCAATTTCTTATGACAACGCACAGGAATCATTCACTGCGCGTTACAATCATGAGACAGTCGCAATGGGCTTTTCTATTACAGAAGAGGCTATGGAAGACAATCTTTATGATTCGCTCTCTGCTCGTTATACCAAAGCTCTTGCTCGCGGTATGGCGTACACAAAGCAAACAAAGGCTGCTTCTTTGTTGAACACAGGCTTCACCACCTTTAACTCAGGTGATGGCGTTACTTTGTTTAGCACAGCGCACCCAACCGTTGAGGGCACCACTAACGCTAACCGCCCTGCAACTGATGCTGACTTGAATGAAACCTCACTTGAGCAAGCTGTTATTGATATTGCCGCGTACACTGATGAACGTGGTTTGTTGATTGCTGCTCGCCCTCGTAAGCTGATCATTCCACCAGCATTAATGTTTGTTGCAACTCGCTTGTTGGAAACAACTCTGCGTGTTGGTACAGCAGATAATGATATCAACGCACTTAACTCAAACGGGTCTATCCCAGAGGGTTATGCGGTGAACCACTATCTGACAGACAATGATGCCTTCTTCATCACAACTGATGTGCCTAACGGCATGAAGCATTTTGTCCGTACCGCTATGCAAACAGGCATGGATGGTGACTTTGACACTGGTAACGTGCGCTACAAAGCGCGTGAGCGTTACAGCTTTGGTGTATCAGATCCATTGGGAATCTACGGTTCTCGCGGAGCATAATAGTTCAATAGAACTTTTATCGGTAAAGGGGTGGCGAAAGTTGCCCCTTTATTTTTTTTGTTTCTATGTTAATATCTCCACATCCCTGACAGGCACATGGTGTGTCTGACTAACCCAGACAGGAGATTAACATGGGTACTACTACTTTTTCTGGTCCTATACGGGCTGGCAATATCCGTAACACAACTGGCACTACAGTAGGTGGCGACATTGCAAATGTTGGCTACGTTGTAATGATGCAGACTCACACGATGGATCTGTCTAACGGTGCTATTGCTGCTGGCGCAACCGACATGGTTATCCCAGCTAATTCAAAAATTATTGATTGTATTGTTGACTTATCTACAGCGGCAAACGCAACAACCAACATTAGTGTTGGTGATACTGTGGGTGGTGCAACCACAATCTTAAACACATTGGCTACGGGCACAACTGCGGGTCTCAAGACTGTCACCACACAAGGTGGTGGTACGGGTGAGTGGTCCAATACGGGAACTGCTGATTTGAAACTTACAGTTACTGCATCTGCCGCTACTAACGCTGGTGTTGCTGTAATTACAATTCTGTATGCACAGGCATATAACACAGCGGTTCAGCCGTAAGGAGTCCTAGATGGCTGGTCAAGAAATACGGGCATTTAATGTCTCAACATCAGGATTTAGTGCAGGGGTTGTTGGCCCCTCACGAAGTCGCATACAGGGCATCTTGGTGTATGCCACTAACACTACAGCCTTTACCATTAAGAATGGTTCCGCATCAGGGGCCACTCTGTTGGATCTAACTATTCCAGCGGGATGGAACGATGTATTTCTTCCTAATGATGGAATCCTTGCCGACAATGGTGCGTATGTTTCTGCATTATCTGGCACAGGATCAGTGATAACTTTATTACTGGAGTAATATTGTGGCTGAGAAAAAGGCTAAATCAAAAAAAGATCCTCGCCTAGCACGGGCGGGGGTTTCTGGATTCAACAAGCCTAAGCGCACACCAAGTCACCCAAAGAAGTCACATGTTGTTGTGGCTAAAGAAGGTGAGAAGGTTAAGACAATTAGGTTTGGAGAGCAGGGCGCTAAGACAGCAGGCAAACCAAAAGCTGGCGAAGGCGACAAGATGAAAAAGAAACGTGCAAGCTTTAAAGCCCGTCATGGTAAGAATATCAAAAAGGGCAAGATGAGTGCTGCATATTGGGCTGATAAGGTGAAGTGGTAATGGCTATCTCGCGTTCTCAGATGGGCAGTCAACTTGTAGGAAACAGAGTTTCTACAGGTAACGATTCTAAAGATCTTGAAATTATTCGTATGGGCAAAGGTGGTAAAACCAAAAGCCGTGTCAACGAAGCTGGAAACTATACAAAGCCAACTATGCGGAAGAATTTGTTCAATAAGATTAAAGCTGGTGGAAAAGGCGGTAAGCCGGGTCAGTGGTCAGCGAGAAAAGCCCAAATGCTTGCCAAACAATATAAGGCTAAGGGTGGGGGCTATAGAGGTTAATGGCGCTCAAGAAGTCACAGAAGAGCTTGAAGTCTTGGACAAAGCAGAAGTGGCGAACAAAGTCTGGCAAGCCATCTACGCAAGGAAGTAAGGCTACAGGCGAGCGGTATCTTCCTGAGAAAGCTATCAAGTCTTTGACCTCTGCGGAGTACGCCGCTACTACGAAGAAGAAACGCGAGGCCACCAAGAAGGGCAAACAGGTTGCCAAGCAGCCTAAGAAAATTGCAGAAAAAACCAAACGGTTTAGGAGCGTAGTGACATAATGGCTGTAATAACCCCCGACATGCCAGAGATTTTTGAGGAAGCTTTTGAGAGGGCTGGCCTTGAGATGCGTACTGGTTACGATCTTAAAACCTCACGAAGAAGTCTGAACCTTTTAACATTGGAGTGGCAGAACCGTGGCCTTAATCTCTTCACTATCGAAGCGGGTACGCTCGCTGTTACAGCGGGCACGGCAACGTATACCCTTCCTACGGACACAATCGACATCATCGAACATCAAATTCGTACTGGAACGGGCACAAACCAAGTCGATACAGCCCTCGAAAGAGTCAGTGTCGCAACCTACGCGCAGCAAACAAACAAAAACACGCAAGGTAGGCCGACCCAAATCTACGTCCAAAGGCTCCCGACAGAAACAAAAGTAACTCTGTGGCCTGTTCCTGACAGCACAACAACATACACGATATCTTATTTTAGATTAAAAGGCATTGATGGCCTTTCATCTGGCGTGGGTTCTACAATAACATCTGTACCCCCACGGTTTGTGCCCTGCTTGGTAGCTGGTATGGCTTACTATATTGCCATGAAAAAGAATCCTCAGATGGCAGCTAACTTAAAGCAAGAGTATGAGTTCCAATTCCAGCTTGCTGCTGGTGAAGATGAAGAGACAGCATCAATTAAGTTTGTTCCATTTAACACATTCATGATGGGTGCGGGATGAGCTACGCAAGAGGCAAATATGCTTTTGGTTTTTGCGACAAGACAGGATTTAGATATCCTTTGTCTGACCTTGTGCCTGAGTTTAACAATGGCGTTAAGACTGGATTTCTAGTTGGGCGTGACGTTGTTGACCCAGATCAGCCACAAAATTTTCTTGGCAGAGTTAAGATAAATGATCCTCAGTCTTTGAGGAATCCAAGGCCAGATACATCCTTACAAGCTAGTCGTGGCTTGTTTGGTTTTAATCCTGTGTGGAATGACGCACAGTTTATGACTGCACAGGCTGGTTCTGTAAATATCAACATAACTTAGGAGTAAAAGCTATGATGAAGAAAAAAGGCTACAAAAAAGGCGGAGCTATGAAGAAGAAGCCCGTTGCAATGAAGTCGGGCGGAAAGATGCCCATGGTCACAAAGAATGGAAAAAAAGTTCCAGCATTTGCTGCTGATGGCGTGGGTAAAATGAAAAAGGGCGGCACTACTAAAAAGAAGATGGGTGGCGCTATGAAAAAGAAGGGCTACGCAAAGGGCGGTGCCATGAAGAAAAAAGGTTATGCCAAGGGTGGTGTAGCTAAGAAAATGTCTGGCGGCACAATGGCAAGAGGTAGTGGTGCAGCTAAGCCGCAGAGGTTCCGCAAAAACGGATAGATTTAATTTGGGGGGGAATTAATTGGCGTATTTGCAGAGTAACATACCGCACTTCAAGTGTTGGGTTCGCCGTGAGTATACTCACAATCATGAACAATACCACGGCGAGTTCTTACATGCGATGGCAATAGCGGTAACGACAATGCCAAATAGATGCTTGAGCTTTCAAGTTATCTTTACGGGATGTGAGGCAGATGAAGAAGGAGATGAGAATGTACACGGTGGCGCAATGTGGGCGAGAATGCCTATAACCGCTCTTGTAGCCGATGAGCCACTCAATGAGTGGCCTTCTGCTATGGCTGTGCATGATGCCCAGCCTTGGGACTGTTCGTCCTATAATCACGCTGTGTACGTCTTGGACAGGGC